AGGTAAAGTAGATATAGTGGTGGTGTATCTGTAATGAGAGTTACTATGGATGTAAACTTTGAAAAATTTCATAAGAAATGCGAAGCAGCTATAAGTAAAGTAGCAAAGTCTACCTACTGGGCAACCGAGGAAGCTTGCGAAGACATAATGGAGGAGAGCCTCAGACAAGTGCCTAGAGATACTGAGACACTTGCTAATAGTGCGTTCTATGATATAACACATGCAAAGGACTATGGATTTGAGGCTACTCTGGGGTATGGAGGTTCTGCAATAAACCCAAAAACAGGAGTGCCTGTTATGGACTATGCAGTAATAGTACATGAGGATCTGGATGCGGTACATCCAATAGGTAAAGCAAAGTTCCTGGAAGACCCAATAAGAGCCTATGTAGATGAGAAGTTCCCAAGAACTATTATAAAACATGTTGGCCCAGCATTGGAGAGTGAGAATAATGAGTGATTTACTTCTTGATATAATTGAACATCTAGCATCACAGGATTTGGTGGTTGGTGATGGTACTGATTCATTTAGGGACTTCACACCTGAAGCACCAGACAATGTGTTTGTAGTTCATGAGTATCCTGGCTCACCACTGCCGTTCCAAGATACATTCACACATAGGTCACTACAGTTAACTGTTAGAGACAAAAGTGCTAGTAGAGCGAAAACCCAATGTATTAAGATATTTAATGAGTTGAGTCCCGTAGATAGATATAAAACACTGTCAAATGGTAGGTGGTGTCAAATATACCCCAGACAATTTCCTTTTAAAATTAATGTCGATGATGCAGGGAGGACTACCTACGGGTTTAATATAGGTATAACCACTGAAAGAGATTAAGGAGGAGCGATATAATGGCAACTAGAATAGGTTGTGATAATCTAGTATATGCATTGCTAACAGCTGACGATGGAACGACTGACCCAACATATGGCGAGGTTAAAAAAGCACCTGGTGTTATGAGTTTGAATATAAACCCTAATGCATCCCAAGAAACTATTTTCTATGATGATGGACCAGGAGAATCAGCTACTACTCTAGGTAACATAGAGGTAGAGATACAAAAGAATGAGCTTACTACAGAACAGAAGGCAGACCTCCTAGGTCATACAATAGATAGCAATGGTGCTATTATATATGGCGCTAGTGATACGCCACCATGGGTAGCTATAGGGTATAGAACACTTAAGTCCAATGGTAAGTACAGATACGTTTGGCTGTACAAAGGAAAGTTCTTAGAACCAGAAGACAACAGTGAGACTAAGGGCGATAGTATCAACTTCCAGGCTGAGACTATTGTAGGACGATTTGTTAAGATTGAGAAGAAGTATAAAATAGGAGCTAAGGAAATACAACCTTGGAAGTATGAGATAGATGAAGAGTATGAGGAAGCAGATAGCTCATTAATGGCTACTTGGTTCGAGGATGTCAAGTACCCTAATAGCACTGCAACGCCGGCTCCCACCATTTCAGTTTCCTGGGGGCCAGGTATTGAAGTCGGTTCTACCTCAGCAACTATCACGGGCTCTGCTGGTTTTGGTAACCACTTCGCTGTTAAGGTTTCCGAAACGTCTCTTCCTACCCCGAATGTTGGAACTCTTATTACCGGCATTTCTACGTATGTGTCGGGCGGCGACATTTCGGACGTAGAGGTTGGCAACTTTGTAGGTCTCTATGAAGTTACTGCTACTAACACGGCTGTTAGGTTCGTTCAGCATACCTTAATCGCTGATGATATAAAAGAGTAAGTATAATAAACCATAAAGGAGGAGTGATATAATGGCAACTAGAATAGGTTGTGACAATCTTGTTTATGCTATATTGACGGCGGACGATGGTACTGCTGATCCAACATATAGTGCAGTTAAAACAGCACCTGGTGTTATGAGCCTGAATATAAACCCTAACGTATCACAAGAAACTATTTTCTATGATGATGGTCCAGGAGAGTCAGCTACAACTCTAGGCAATATAGAGGTAGAGATACAAAAAAATGAGCTTACTACAGAACAGAAGGCAGACCTCTTGGGACATACAATAGATAGCAAGGGTGCTATTATATATGGTGCTAATGATACACCACCATGGGTAGCCATAGGCTATAGGACACTTAAGTCCAATGGTAAATACAGATACGTATGGTTGTACAAAGGAAAGTTCTTAGAGCCAGAAGACAATAGTGAGACAAAGGGTGACAGCATCAACTTCCAAGCCGAGACTATTGTAGGTCAATTTGTTAAGATTGAGAAGAAGTACAAAATCGGTGACAAAGAGATTCAACCTTGGAAGTATGAAATTGATGCTGATCATGAAGATGCTGATGAATCATTGATGAAAACATGGTTCGAGGATGTTCAAATGCCTAGTACTGTATAATATGGAGGTGTAGATAATGGCTAATATAGAAAAAGTAAGAAAAGCGCCAGTTGTAGTTGATATTGGCGACGGTGTTGAAAGAAAGCTTAGATATACCCTAAACTCTTTCGCACTAATTGAAGAAAAGTATGGAACTATTGATAAGGCTATGGAAATATTGAAGTCTGGCAGTATAGCAGCTATTAGGTTTGTATTATGGGCAGGTCTTATACATGAGGATGAAAATCTATCTGAGCACTATGTAGGTAGCCAAATAGATTTATCAGACTTAGAAGACATAGCAGAAAAAATGAATAAAGCAATGATGGGGGATTTGCCACAGGATGAGCTGGTTAACCCAAACTAATAAGAAGTCCCGGGAATAAACAAGGTCAATCCGCACAGCAAACAACAGAAGATGATGGTTGGGATTGGCCTTTTATGTTATTCTTCGGGACTGTAGAACTAAGAATGACTGAGGAACAGTTCTGGAATACAACACCAAGAAAATTTAGGGCATTATCAGATGCTGCTATAGAATATAAGCAAATGCTGTATGGTTCCAATGACAATAAGGCTAAGCCACAGTTTGGATATATTGATCAAATTCCTGGATGGTAGGAGGTGTAGCTAATGGGATTTTTCGCCAATTTAACAGCTAAGTTAGGAATAGATATTTCACAATTTAGTAAAGGTTTAAAGGCTGCATCTGCTGCCTCTACTAGGTTTTCCAAACAAATAGCAAGGGATTTTAAGACCACTTCTAAAAGCGCCGCAAGTGTTAGTAATAGTTTTAAGATACTCGGAAACGCAGCTGATAAAGGCTACAAAAGTGTAAGGAGAATCACACAGGGAATTATAATCTCTCAAGCATTCTATAGGACTGTTCACGCTATACAAGACGCTGCTAAAGAACTGTACAATTTCTCCCAAGCTGTGGAAGAGTCTAGAGTAGCTTTTACGGGACTTATAGGGGAAGCCGATAAAGCTAAAAGATTTAATGATACCCTTCAAGACTTGGCTGCTGATACACCTTACACATACGAGCAGGCTGCTGATAATGCTAGATTACTATTGGCATATGAGTTTAAGCTACAGAGTATGGAAAGGATAATGAGAAGTATAGCAGACGCTGCAGCAGCATCAGGTAAGACTGAGTCATATAAAAATATGGCTGCAGCGCTAGGACAGATACAAGCCAAGGGTAAGCTTACTGCTAGGGAGCTAATAAGGATAGCGAACGCAGGAATTCCTGCGTATCAAATACTAAGAGAAGAGTTAAGTTTGACACACGAACAAATAACTAACTTAGGGAAAGCCCCAGTATCTGCTGATATAGCTATTCCAGCTATTCTTAGGGGAATGGATAAAAGATACGCTGGAGCGTCCGCGGCGATGCAGAGAACTACAAAAGGTTTAGCTAATGCTATTAGAGAAAACCTTCTGATAATAGGCCAAAATGTCTTCGACCCTTTGTACCAGAACTTCAGAGTTAGTATGGAGAGAATATCTAATAGGTTAAAGGCAATGAGGGACGATGTAAGGAAGGGCGGTTTCGGTTACATGTTAGCGAACATGTTTCCACCGGAAATCGTTCAGAGGATACAATTATTTGCAGCTAATATACAGATGTTTATACAGAACATAGTAGCTATGTATAAATCGTTAGCTCCAGTCAGACGCGCTTTCACTGAGCTATTTCTAAACACGTTTAACGCGGTTATGCCGTTTATTAATATGTTTACGCGAATACTTGCTGTATTAATGCAAATGTTAACAAGTAACAGTACTGCAGTTAGAATATTCGTTTCAGCGCTTGGCGGCTTGTTTATAGTAAACACTGTGATAAAATTAATACTTGGTTTTACGGCTGCTCTGAAATCACTGCTGATAGTTAAGATAATTGCGCAGGGTGTAGTGTACCTAGGAAAAGCGATAGGGTATCTAACAATGATGCTAGCCACTAATCCACTTGCAGCTTTTGTTGGGTTAGCAGTAGGCGGAATATTGGCTATGACATTGGCTAGTAAGAAGTTCGGAAGTACTATAGATAACTTAATGGGTAAAGTATCTGGGGCATTTGGTGTAGACCCATCTAAGATATTCGCACCTAAGATGGAAGAAAACACGAAGATTGCTGATGAGTTCAATCAAGAACTTGAGCTATCTAGCGAAGGGCTTAAGAAAATGGGTGATAAGGCCAAAGAAGCTGGTAAGAAAGCTAAGCAGGCTTTGATGGCATTTGACGAGGTATTTGTACTTCCCGACCCTGACGTTGGTGCTGAGAATTTAGATGATGTATTCGATATACCAGACATAGAGACTCCTGCTATACCACCATTTGATGCTAGTGAAATGTTCCCTGACGTTGGTGCTTCGATAACTGAATGGACCCAAGGCGTTGCTGACTCCATTCGCGATAAGCTTGCCAAGGCAATAGCCGGTGCAGGTATAGGAGCGGCCATAGGCGGTATAATAGGTGGTATATTTGGAGGATTACCTGGGGCGGTTCTGGGCGCTAAGATAGGTGCGGCTGCTGGCGCAATAGCAGGACTATTCTGGGAAAAGCTAGTAGAGTTCTTCAAGTCACCTACTGGCATAGGTGTTGGAATAGGTTCTACACTAGGAGCAATAATAGGTGGTATGATTGGCGGGCCAATAGGCGCTACTGTGGGTGCTATACTCGGGGGCACCGCGGGTGGTATAGTAGGTCACTTCTGGGATGAGTTAAAAAAGGCGTTTGAAAATAGTACCGTCAGAGGTGCGGCACTCGGAGCTACTCTAGGGGCATTAATAGGGTTTGCCATAGGGGGACCACTAGGAGCAGGTATAGGTGCAGTTATAGGCGGTGGCTTAGGCGCTGTAGTTGGTCACTTCTGGGAAGACTTAAAGAAAGCGTTCGAGTCGGATGCGGGTCGAGGCGCGACTGTAGGTGCTTCAATAGGTACTCTTATAGGACTCATGGTTGGCGGTCCAATGGGCGCGGCATTAGGTGCTGGTCTTGGCGGTGTAATTGGTGGATTGCTCCCATCATTCTGGGAACATGTAACAGAGTGGTATGAAGAGTCCAAAGCCAAATTTGATAGTTGGTGGAAAGACACTAAAGACGGTTTTGTAAGTTGGAAGAATGAGACCATTGCTTCAATTGTAGAATGGAAAGATAATACCATAACTGATATAGGTAATTGGTGGGAAGATACTAAGAAAGGTTTCGGAGACTGGTGGAGTGACACTAAGACTGGTTTTGGGGACTGGTATGAGGAAACCAGCACTGAGGTTTCTAATTGGTACACAGAAACCAAAACTAAATTAGGTGATTGGTGGAACGAAACTAAAACTGGGTTTATTGATTGGAAGGATGATACTGTAACTAGATTTAAAGAGTGGAAAGAAGATACCTTCAGTAAGGTTAGTACTTGGGCATCTGAAACCTACTCTGAGTTCAGTGATTGGTGGAATGAAATCAAAACTGGGTTTATTGATTGGAAGGA